GGATCAGACTGTATAATTATTGGGGCTTATTCAGACACCTCCTCTACCGATGCTTCTCAACAGGTAGTAATAGGACAAAACCTTACCTCAAAAGGTAATACGACTACTTTTGTAACAGGCGTTCCTTACAATGGCAATAATCAGGCGGCTTGGGAAACTACATCTGATGAGCGAATCAAAAAGAATATTTCTGATAACTCGACAGGTTTAAGCGAGATCAATCAGATAAGAGTCAGAAACTTTGAGTACAGAACACCAGAAGAAGTGACTGAGCTTCCTTCTCATGCAGCAGTTGATAGTCAAGGTATACAGGTCGGGGTAATTGCCCAAGAAATAGAAACTATTTTACCGGATATGGTCAACGTAGAAAGCACAGGAGTTAAGGCTGTTAGCACTAACAATTTAACTTGGTATCTGGTAAATGCAATTCAAGAACTTTCCGCGAAAGTGGAGGAATTAGAATCACAGCCTAAATGTAAATGTAAAGGAGAGTAGAGATGGCAGTCACAAAAACACTCACTAAGGCCGTGCCGCACGTTAAGTCGAGCAAGGTAGAAAAGTGGAATTTAGAAATGAAGTATGAGAACGATAGCGAAGATGATGCAACGTATTACACCAGTAATTTCAATGCTACAGTAGAAAACGTAGACCCTGTTTCTGGAGCTACGGTCTTTGCTAAGAAGGCTAAAGGTTCTTGGACAAAGAGCGAGCTTGAAGGGATTTGTCCGACAGCTAAGTGGGATGTGATATTCGCTAGTCAGGTAGACAGTGTAATCACTAATCCACCAGTTAATCCTGTGCCTGATAACAGCTATTCGATTCCTAGTTAATGTCTGAGATTCAGTTTCAGAACTGGACGCTGCCTGCGGCGTTCATGCTGGAAACTGACCTGCCGTCAGAAATGGTTGAAGGTCTTAACGGGTATCTGGACGAATTGCTGGAAAGCGAGGATCGTCGTTCCCATGCCGGGACTCTGGTAGGTCAGATACAACACGGTCAGCAACTGACGATGAATCACGATGCTCCTGAGTTACAGGATTTCTGCCATCTGATTAACGGTCTGGGCATAGAGTACATCAAACATTTCAGTCAGCAGACGGCAAACATCCTGAAAGGGACTCGCAAGGTAGAGGTTGATGAACTGTGGTCAGTCCACAGTTTTGAGCACGATTACAACCCGATCCATGACCACGGCACGAAAACCATTATGGGGATTTCCGTCACTTGCTGGACAAAGGTTCCGCAGCAGATATTGGATCAGCCCAGTGCAGGAACGCCGAATTACAGCCTCTATAATTCCAGTGGGAATTGTGACGGCTATTTAGCTTTCCAGTACGGCTTGAATTCTTTGATGGACGTAGAGCGGTTGCGGCCCCCACAGTCCACAGCGTTGCAGCCACAGGTCGGAAAGCTCTATATGTTTCCTTGCTGGCTTCAACACATGGTCTACCCATTCAAGGGTGAGGGTGAGCGCAGGACAGTCGCGGCGAACCTGAACGTGTGGGACATAACGGATCAGATCGCTCAAGAAACCGGGGAAGTGAATTAGGAGCAGATATGGGTAACATTTTTACAGCGATAAGCATTATCACCATGATTGTGACGGCGGCAAGTCTGATAGCGGCATCAACACCGACGCCGAAGGACGATGTATGGATAGGCAAGCTCTACAAGCTGGTTGATTTACTGGCATTGAATATCGGGAAAGCAAAACAGAAATGAGTGAAAAGCTAATTGCAATGTTGAAGCGACATGAGGGGGTTGAATCTCATGCTTATCATTGCAGTGAAAACAAGGTCACGATAGGAGTCGGTAGAAATGTCGATAAGTCTGGAGGTCTTGGGCTTTCTGATGATGAAGTTGATTATTTGCTTCAAAATGATATTGATCGCGTATCTAGCGAACTTGATTCTGAATATGACTGGTTTGCTGGTCTTGATGACGTTCGTCAGGATGTAATGGTTGATATTAGTTTCAATCTTGGGCAAACGCGCCTGAGAGCGTTCAAGAAGGCACTTTCAGCGATGGCAGAGGGAGATTGGAGCGAAGCAGCAGATCAGTTTATGGATTCTCGGTGGTCAGGTCAGGTGGGTAACAGGGCTAAAGAACTGACGGAAATGATCCGTACCGGGTCTTACTGAGGGCATTTTTATGTCAATGGGCGGAAGAATTGGTGGGCCGGGGGGCTATCAGCAGCCTCCGTATGGCGGAGGATACCCTGCCGGTCCAGGCAAGGGCAGAGCGCCTTTTGGTCAACCGCCAGCACAGCAGCAACCGCCGTATGGCGGAGGATTTGGAGGTTACCAGCAGCCTCAGTACGGCGGAGGATACCCTGCCGGTCCTGGTAAGGGCAGAGCGCCTTATGGGATTCCGTCACAGAACGCTTATTATGACCAAGGAAGACCCTTCCGGTCAGAGCCGGTTCAACCCCCTCATCCTCCGTCTTCAATTACTGAAGCGCATCCTGAAGGGGGGGCTAGGACGCTTCAGATAGCGCCTCGTGCGACTCCGCCTCCGCCGACACAGACTGAGCAAGTTCCTGGCAGGCCAACACGAGGTCTGGCAGGTTTTGGCCACCAAGCTGAAGGCTTCCCCAGAGGGCTACCAATTCAGCAGGATCTTCAAAACACTCCCCCCACTCCCCCACAGCAAGATCCAAATTTTGTTTACCAGCCGCCATCATGGTTAGGAGATGAGTTAGCAGCTTCTGAGTCCACTGATCCAGTAAGGACTCTGGAGTCTGTGGCAGAAAAAAGGAGACTGGAGCGAGAGAGGTGGAGCCAACTTGGCTATGAGGGGCGGATGCACAGTTGTCCTAGCCCAAAAGAACACATTCAGTTAGCAAACAATGATTGGATATTGGCTGGAAATCTCAAGGTTGGGGATGAAGTTGCTACCTCAGAAAAGCCAGAAAAAGTCACTAGGGTACAAAGAATTGAAAGCAGCCCAAGATGTGAAGTTTTCTTTGAGGATAGTGACAGCATAGTAACTTCCTATAGTCATCCCTATTTTGTTAACAACAAGGGGTTTGTGGAAGTATCTGATTTGGAAAAGGGAGACCAAGTTGGCGATTTGGTAGTCAAGGACAAAAAGTCTTTTTCTGATGGCCCCGTCATCAGTCTTTCCGTAGACAAAGCGGAAACTTATATGTTGAAAGGCGGTACTAAAGACAGCCCAGTACCTGCTTTATCTCACAATAAAAGTCCGCCTCCGCCGCCGACGTATTACGATCCAAGTGATCCTCGTACAATGGAAAGGTGGAAAACCAAAAGAGACCACACTACTTGGGTACTCCCTGGAACTGAAGCATGGCAAAAGTGGGATGAGCGTAGGCAAAGACGCGAACAATCAGGATATATAGCTCCAGAGATGCAAAGCCTGAATGGGGATAGAGAGCCAGCCCCACCAACACCAACAGCCCCAACACTAGAACGAACCAACATTTTTGGTCAAACTGCTGATGAAGCGGCAGCAACTGGCCCTCTCGGTATGCGGCCTCGTTTTTACGGCAGTCCAGGCAAAGGTATGAGACCGCAGCCGTATGGAGGAGGGTTTGGAGGTTATCAGCAGCCCTTCTATGGCGGAGGATTTGGAGGAGGATTTGGAGGCTATCAGCAGCCATTCTATGGAGGAGGATTTGGTGGATACCCACGGTCCCCTTACGTTGGCGGTTTTGGCGGCGGTGTTTTCAGTCAGGGCTATGGAGTACCGAGAGGGATAGGGTCTTTATTATCAAACTATCCGTCTTATATGCCGCCTAGAATGCCGTTTAATCCTTATGTGAGATAGGAATGCCGTTACTTAAACTACAATTTCAGCCCGGTATCAACAGAGAAGGTACTGAATACTCTGCTGATGCGGGCTGGTATAACTCCGATAAAGTTCGTTTCAGAAAGGGTCGTCCTGAGAAGATCGGTGGTTGGGAAAAGTATTCTGTTAGTAGTTTTTTAGGGGTTTGTCGATCTCTTGAGGATTGGGTGGTTGCTGATGGCGTTGCCTATGTAGGGCTTGGTACAACCCTGAAGTTCTACATCAATGAAGGGTCTAGTTATTATGATGTAACTCCAATCAGGGCGACCACCACCGATGGAGTAACTTTTGCGGCAACCAATGGATCTTCAACGATCACCGTGACCGATGATGATCACGGGGCTTCTGTTAATGATTTTGTTACATTTTCAGGATCGGCCAGCTTGGGCGGCTTGATTATAGCCGCAGTGTTGAATCAGGAATATCAAATAGCAGGCATAACCTCTACCGATGTTTACACGATCACCGCCAAAGACACAGACGGGGATACCGTCACCGCTAACGGAAGTGATTCTGGTGATGGCGGTTCTGGGGTTGATGGCGCTTATCAGATTTCTGTCGGCCTAGATACCTATGTTCAGGGTGTTGGTTGGGGCGCTAATACATGGGGGTCGGGTACATTTGGTAGCTCAAGTGCCTTGTCTGCCAGCGGTCAGTTACGTTTATACAGTCAGGATGTTTTTGGCGATGACTTGGTATTTAACGTCAGAGCGGGTGGTGTCTATTATTGGGACGAGAGTTCTGGAACCTCTGCAAGAGGCGTAGCCTTATCCGCTGTTGCAGGGGCTTCTAATGCGCCGACAATCGCCTTACAGGTGATGATGTCGGATATTGATAAGCACGTTATTTGCTTTGGGGTTAACCCGATAGGGTCTTCCTCGATAGATCCTCTGCATATACGGTGGAGCGATTCAGAATCAGCGGTTGATTGGACTCCGACAGCTATAAACAGCGCAGGCGGTGTCACACTCAGCACGGGATCAATCATCATTGGCGCGCTTAAAACGCGACAAGAAATGCTGATCTGGACTGATGCCGGTATGCACTCGATGAGGTTTATTGGCTCTCCCTTTATCTTTCAGTTCTCTGTAGTGAATGAGGGGATATCAATGGTATCTCCAAAGGCCGCTGTCAATGTTGGTGGTGCCGTTTACTTCATGGATCGTGGCGGCTTTTATGTCTACACGGGGTCAATTCAGCCTATTCCATGTAGCGTTCTCGACTATGTGTTCTCAAATCTTAATATTGGTCAAGCATTTAAGGTTTTTGCGACCACGAACGTAGATCACAACGAAGTCACTTGGTTTTATCCAATCGGATCAGATAACACTGAGGTCACAAATTATGTGACCTATAACTATGCTGAACAGTTATGGTCGGTTGGGACGATGGAGAGAGGGGCTTGGATAGAGGCTAATAGCAAGAATTATCCTATTGCCAGTTCTGTTGTTACCAGCTCCGATACCAATTACCTCTATATCCAAGAGCGAGGCTATGACGATGATGGCTCTGCTATGACGGCCTTTATCGAGTCAGGCGATATAGAGATGGGTGATGGCGAGAAATACATGCTGTTGAGCCGGATGATTCCTGATTTCACCTTTAGCGGTAATACAGGTTCTGCTTCTATGGATGTAATAGTTAAGGGAAAGGATTTTCCGTTGGAGGATCTAACAACATTATCTACATCCACAGTGACATCTAGCACTCAGCAGTCGTTTTTGAGGGCGAGAACTAGATCCTCTGCTTTCCGTATCGAGAGCAGCGGAACTGGGTTTGGCTGGCGTTTAGGTGATTTACGGTTTGATATGAGACCGGACGGGAGAAGGTAATGGCACAGAGTAGAGTAGTTCCATTACCAGTTGCTGCTGAAGAATATGATTTTAGGAACGAGGCAACGACGAGAGTTCAGATTGAACAATCACTTCAGGAAGTGAAGAACGATGTCGTGTTAGCTAAAACGCAGGGAGACAAAGACGGGAGTTTGGCTATTCGTCGGTTTCAGTTCTTATTGATGGGAGCGTCGTGAGTGACATTATCAAAGCATTGGGGCAGTTGGATTGTGCGGCAACAACGCAAGAGACTTTGTACACGGTTCCAGACCTCACCCAGACTACGGTTAGCTCGTTTCTGGCTTGTAATCGGACAGGTTCTGCCATCACGTTTAGGCTTCGTGTCAATATTGCCGGGGCATCGGATGATGACAAGCAGTTTCTTTATTACGATAAGTCAGTGGCAGCAAACACGACATTCACGGCAGTTATCGGGATGTGTTTAGGCCAGAAAGATGTCGTTAAGACATACGCTAGTGCAGTGGATATGAGTTTTACATTGTTTGGTGTTGAGACCAAATAGGGTTAATTATGAATAATCACGCACCTCCTCTGAAGGGAACGGCTGACAGCCTAGCTAAACATGGTCGTTACGGCGATTCCATGCTTGTTCACATGAACCCTATTGAGGTTCAGGGGATTGCTTCATTGTCTCCCACAGGCAGACTGACCACCAATCCAGTGACGGGCCAACAAGAGGCATTTCTTCCGTTTCTAGCCCCCTTGCTAGGTGGTGCTCTCGGATTAGGGTCTGTTGGCACTGCTGCACTGAGCGGAGCAATTACTGCCTTGCAAACAGGTGATCTTAGAAAAGGAATTTTATCGGGTATTACAGGATTTGGTCTAGGTAAGGTATTTGAGGGGCTTGGGAACCTTGGAGATGCAGGGGGTACAGGGGGCACTCTTCCAACTACGGGCGAGTTACCTGTGAAAGATTTTCTTGGTGATATCAGCCTTAGTTCGCCTAATGTGACTTCATTGTCTGGTGAGGAAGTAACTAAATTTCTCACTCCTCCCGTTCCTCCCGTTCCTACCGTTGATCCTACCGCTGTTACTACGCCTTGGTGGGGGAGAGAAGGCACAAGGTTAGGTCAAGATGGCTTTATGAGCCAACTTGGAGAAAGGGTCGCTAGTAAAGAGGCTCTTCCAGGGTTACTTATAGCAGGGGCAGCAGGTTCTGAGTTAGGTCATTTAGAGGGTGAAGAATATCTAGAAAATCTTTACGCTGAGAAAGATGCAGAACGAGAAGGTAAGTTGTCCCAGAGTGAAGAAGAGGCTGACCGAGCGAGGCGGCGAATAATTTATGACTATGGTTTGCCCAGCGAAGGTATTATGCCTAGAGACCCAAGATACGCTGCTGGAGGGGGGTTAATCTCTCTCAATCCAGCGGATTATGCAGCCAAGCGGCAAGGGCTATCCCGATTGATGGGTGAGCCTGTCAGGATGCAAGCGGGTGGACTT